TGATAAACCACTAGGTTCAGGAGGCGTGAAATCTGGACCACCGCCAAAATCAGGGCCAACACCACAGGGGTTGAAAGTTCCTTTAAAACAAGTTAGAAGCTAACATTGGAGAAATTTTAAATGGCAGATATAGATAAGTCCCTTCCTAACGAAATTCGAACAGAAGTAGAGATACCAGCTGAGGAAGAAGTTGTAGAAGAGGAAGTAGTAGAACAAGGTCCCGTAGAAGTTATACCTGAAGAAGATGGTGGAGTTACATTAGACTTTGAACCAGGAGCAATCAATGTTCCAGGAACCGAGAATCATTTTGATAACTTAGCTGACATTTTACCTGAAGATATTTTAGAACCAATCGGAAACGAAATGGTTGACAACTACATGGAATATAAATCATCTAGAAAAGATTGGGAACAATCTTACATTCAAGGTCTAGACCTTTTAGGATTTAAATACGAAAATAGAACTGAACCTTTTCAAGGAGCAAGTGGTGCAACACACCCTGTACTTGCTGAAGCAGTCACACAATTTCAAGCACAAGCTTATAAAGAATTATTACCTGCAGAAGGACCTGTAAGAACAGATATTGTTGGAGCGGATTCTCCACCTGTTCAACAACAGTCTCAACGGGTTAAAGATTATATGAATTATCTTTTAATGGATCAAATGCAAGAATACGAACCTGAGTTCGATCAAATGTTATTTCATTTACCATTAGCTGGTTCGACGTTTAAAAAGATATATTACGACCAGTTGTTAGGGAGAGCAGTGAGTAAATTTATTCCTGCTGAGGATTTGATTGTTCCGTACACGGCTACCTCATTAGACGAAGCGGAATCAATCATCCACTCTTTAAAAATTTCTGAAAACGATTTAAGAAAATCACAAGTCAGTGGTTTTTATTCTGATGTAGAACTTGGTCCACCAGGTGTCGACAACAATGATGAATTAACTAAGAAGGAAAGAGAAATTTCTGGAACTAAAAAAACAGGTAAGCAAGAAGATGTTTACAATGTTTTAGAATGCCATGTTAATTTAGACTTAGAAGGTTTTGAAGATATGGGTGCAGATGGTGAGCCGACAGGAATTAAACTTCCATACATTGTAACCGTTGAAGAAGCATCAAGAAAAATTTTATCTATCAAAAGAAATTATGCACCAGAAGATCCAAAGAAAAAGAAAATACAATACTTTGTACATTTTAAATTTTTACCAGGTTTAGGTTTTTATGGTTTCGGTCTAATCCACATGATAGGTGGACTGTCTCGTACGGCGACCGCGGCTCTAAGGCAGCTATTAGATGCGGGAACGTTATCTAACCTGCCAGCTGGATTCAAGCAACGTGGTGTTAGAGTAAGAGATGAAGCAGCTCCTATTCAACCAGGCGAATTCAAAGATGTAGATGCACCAGGTGGATCTTTACGTGATGCGTTCTTTCCACTACCATACAAGGAACCTTCTCAGACATTATTGTCATTAATGGGAATTGTTGTTGGGGCTGGACAAAGATTTGCAGCCATTGCTGATATGCAAGTCGGAGATGGGAATCAAGGCGCAGCCGTTGGTACAACTATTGCATTATTAGAACGTGGATCACGTGTCATGAGTGCAATTCATAAACGATTGTACGCTGCAATGAAAAAAGAATTTAAATTATTAGGAACTATTATTTCACAATACTTACCACCTGAATATCCATATGACGTGGTTGGAGGGGCTAGAACAATTAAGCAAGTAGACTTTGATGATAGAATAGACATTATCCCTGTTGCAGATCCAAATATATTTTCTCAGTCACAAAGAATTACAATGGCACAAACAGAATTACAACTTGCTCAGTCGAATCCACAGATTCATAATTTGTACGCGGCGTACAGAAAAATGTATGAAGCAATTGGAGTTAAAGATGTTAATCAAATATTACCTCCTCCTGCTCCAGTTCAACCTATTGATCCAAGTATCGAGCATATTAATGCGTTAAACGGAAAACCTTTTCAAGCTTTCCCTGGTCAAGATCATAGAGCACACATCACAGCGCATTTAAACTTTATGTCAACGAACATGGTTAGAAATAATCCTGTCGTTATGGCTGCAATTCAAAAAAACATTTTAGAACACATATCAATCATGGCTCAAGAACAAGTACAAATCGAGTTTAGAGAGCAAATGATGCAGATGCAAGTGCTACAACAACAAGCACCAACCAATCCACAGTCAGCACAAATGCTACAACAGATGACACAAACGATTGAAGCTAGAAAAGCGGTGTTGATTGCAGAAATGACAGAAGATTTTATGAAGGAAGAGAACAAAATCACATCACAATTTGATTCAGACCCACTACTAAAATTAAAATCTAGAGAAGTTGACCTACGAGCCATGGAAAATGAACGTAAAAAACAAAATGATGAAGCACAACAAGAGCTTGCAAGAGCAAGGTTGCTACAATCTAAAGATAATTTTGAAGATAAGCTTGAACAAAACGAAGATTTAGCTAAATTAAGAGCTGGAGTTAGCCTTGCTAAGTCTGGTGTACAACAAATGTCTGTTATTGACGAAAATTAATGGTATATTAGTTTAACAAAAGGTAAAAAATTATGATGAACTATAAAAAAGCAAAACAGATGGCAGTTCCAAGTCAAAATGTAGAGATAGATCCTAGATCTAAGACTACTGCTGACGGTGCTTTCAACTATATTCCTACAGGAGACAAGGAAAAAGTTAGAGGTACTAAAAGAATGCTAGCTGAAAAGAAAAAAACTGCTACTTGGTACTAAATTATGTGGTTATCGGCAATTAAACTAGCCGTTTCTGCTGGAAGTAAAATTTATGCTAACAAGCAGAAGACGAAAATGGCAATGAGTGAAGCACAACTCATGCACGCTACAAAAATGGCCGAAGGTCAGGAGGCTTACCAAGGAAAACTTCTTGAGGCTAGACAATCGGACTGGAAGGACGAGGCGGTTTTGATAATTTTAAGTTTGCCCGTGTTGGTGCTCGCGTGGGCAGTGATATCGGATGACCCAACAGCGATGGACAAGGTGAAATTGTTCTTCGATATGTTCTCGCAGCTCCCGTCATGGTTCACAAATCTTTGGATCCTTGTCGTTGCGAGTATTTATGGTATAAAGGGTACACAAATTTTTAGAAACGGAGCGAATAAAAATGGCAAATAGAATTTACAACAAACAAGTTACACCTAAAGGATATATGAAAGGTGGCAGAGTTAAAAAAGCTATGGGTGGTTCATTAAAACCTGTTAACCCTCAAACTCAAAAAGGTTTATCAAAACTTCCAACTGAAGTAAGAAACAAAATGGGATACATGCAAGATGGCGGTAAAGTAAAAGATAAACCTGGTAAAAATATGGTTCTTGGAAAAACGTTTCATCCAATAACTGAAAATGCTATGAGAAATAATATTTTAAAAAATTTTTCTGGTAATAAAAAATTTGCAAGTACAGGTGATCTTCAAGATAGACATAAAGAAATAAAAGAAAAATTTTTTAATAAAGGTGTAAAACCATCTGAAATACAAAAATTAGATAAAGAGTTTAAAGCGAGATTAGATAGAGCTAAAAAAGGCGCTAGAAAAACTTTAGCTAATAGACCAGGTATGAAATCATATCGAAAAAAACAACAAAAAGCAAAAGCTATAGATACAGGGAGTGAAAACTAATGGCAAATAGATTATATAACAAACAAACTACACCTAAAGGATACAAAAGAGGTGGCGGCGTAAAGAAACCTGGTAAGGTAAGATCTTTAATTGGTAAAGTTAGAAAAAAATTTCTTCCTACTTTTGATGAACAATTTTCAGATGCAAAGAAAAAAGGTAAGAAAACTTTTACATCAACTAGAGATGATAAGACTAAAGGTAAATTAGAATATTCTACAAAGACAGCAGCAGAAGTTAAAGCAGCTAAGAAAAGAATGTCTAACAGAGAAAGAGCTCGTGTTGGAGATACTAGTAAACAACTTTCTGAAAAAGGCGCAGCTTTTAAACTTGCTAGAAAATCTGGTAAAAAAGAATTTACACATAAAGGTAAAAAATATTCAACATTATTAAAAGGTGAAAAACCAAATAAAATAATGCCTGAACTATCTGGCAAAACTTCTAAGAAAATTAAAAAATTTGTAGGTGCATAATGGCTAAACTTTGTGCAAAAGGAAAAGCAGCAGCGAAGCGAAAATTCAAAGTGT